TAGAGCACTTGACTTTTAATCAAGTTGTCCGGGGTTCGAATCCCCGATGTCTCATTAAGATGAATATAGCGGAAAGCCAGTAAAATCAAGGCTTTCCGCTATTTTTTTGTGATTTTTAAAGTAGTAAAAAGTAATCAAAAGTTGATGGTTTTTAATGTCCGCATTGCGTCCGCAAGGTGTTTTTTGACCCTAATGTCCGCATTGTGTCCGCAAATCAGATTGCCAAAACATCATTTACAACGGCTGCGGCATCTTCTTTTTCTTCCATGATGTGATTATATACATCCAGTACCATTTTCTCTGTATCTCCCATTAGTTGAGCAATTTTCTTTATACTGATTGCCGGTACCTGGTAACAGAGGTTCGTGCAGTAATTGTGTCGGAAGATGTGTGCAGTCAGACCAGACACGACAGGAAAAGCATCAGTACCGCCTGCAGCATAATTTATTTTCTTTACTATGGACGCCCACATTTTTACATAAGCGGAATGCGTTATGTTTGATCCGTCACGACAGGTAAACAGATATGTACCGGGAAGAGTAGAGATGTACTCTTTTAAGAAGGCTGCGGTAGTATCCGGGATTGGAACAGACCGAAATCCGTGATCGCTTTTTGGCATCTGCTTGATCTCAGACGTGTTTTTCGGGAAAATAAGCGTTTTTGTGATCGAGACGGAGTATTTGCCACCTTCCGATTTAAAGTCGAATTTTGATAGCGCCAGAGCTTCCCCACGGCGTAATCCACAGGAATATATGATATAGATAAACGCTTTCTCCCTGTTTGTGAAATCTGCCTTTGAAATAGCTTCTTTTTCCTCGGACGTGAGAGGGCGTTTTTCTTTTTTGACATACTTTGGCAGATTGATGTCTGTGCAGATCTTGTCGTACATTCCGATGCCGATATAATTATCAGCTACAGCCATTTTCATGATCTGTTTAAAAGTAACTTCTATTTGTTCACAAGTCCGCGGCTTATCCAGTGCATTGTTGATAGCTAACTGGAAGTGGCTGTTTCGTATATCACACAAACGGACGTCCTCTAAAAAAGAAAGATGCGTTTCTATAATATTTTCATACATTTTCCGAGTATTCATTTCACGGGCGGCCTTTTTTGTGAGGAGCCAACTTCGGGCATATTCTAAAAAAGTCACGTCGGTTCCCTGAACATACTGACCATTTTCCACATCGTTTTTCAACTGATTTACCTGTCGCTCCAGATCAGCACTGGATTTCTTTGAGACGAGACGTTTACGATGCTTACTGCCATCTGTATTGTAAGTACCATCCCAGATCTTGGTTTCATACTCGCCACGGGAGTTTTTAATGTATTTTGCTTTTGCCATATGTATCATCCTTTCTGATATTAAAGGTGTCGAAATCGACCCGTTTTTTTGGGTATAAAAATAACAGCCAGCAGAGAACGGGTGTTCCGCTTGCGTTTGGCTGCTCCGAAAGGTATAATATGCTTTGTCTAGGATATTGCTTTTCGGAGCAATGTTTGCCGCTCTGGTGTTGGTAGCACTGGGGCGGTTTTTATTTATCAAAATTCATATGGCACAAAATAGTTATTCAATCACGTTATAATATGAGTAGTTATTATAACGGAGGTGTGCCAATGATAAATAAACAGTATAATCCGATTAACTGGTCTGACTACGATCCACATAATGAAACATGTATGGATATAAATGATTCTTATTTTACAGCTGAATTGCCGGAGGATGAACGACAATTATATGGCAGTACTGAAACAGTTGACATTAACAGAACAATCTAATTTTGCGACTTCGTAAACTGTTGTCTGCATACATTCTTTAATTGGAACATGGTACTGTGTTATGTTTTTTGTATAAATGTCATTTATTATTTTTCCGTCAATAGTGCCGCCTATGGAACATATTCTTGGAGCAGAGGTAACTAAATGCTTTTCTAAAATATAATTTGTAGAATTACCTATTGTAGAAGTATACATTTCATTATTGCTAGTCCGTCCAATAATTATAAAGGTTGATTTTAAATGTGATTGGGTCTCTTTGTTATTCATATGAAATGTCATAATCTCCCAGAAATCATCCATATAATATTGATTTATCTCTGTCCCCATTTCTTTTATAACATGATTCAGAAAATGTTCTATTGGTTCTGCAAATCCAGCAAAACCAATTATTATATTGCCGTTTATTTTTCTGGTTTTATTATAAAATTCGGAAAGGCTTCCATTTTCACCAGCGCGTCCATCACTCATAATAATTGCGTTGTCTTTGTTTGCATATCCTAATATTAAACTCATGTGCCCCCCTATAACTAAGTGGTAAATGCAAGGTGTACATCATTAATTATTATTTGCTTTTCCAATCAATTCTTCTAATTTATTCCTATCCCAAAGTAAGACACCGTTATGTTCTGCCAGTTCTTTTGCACTTCTGGTAAAATACTGATTAGTTAATACAGCGGCAACATGACAATCATAAAAGGTTTTGCCGGCAAACGCTTCTTGTACCGCTTTATTGCCTATGTTTTGGGAATAGCATTTGCATTGGATACCATATTTTACCCCATCTTTATAAGCAATAATATCAATACCTTGATCGCCACTTCCTCTTGTGACTTCAACATTTGAAAATTCATTTTTCTTTAATAGATCACCACAAAAATATTCAAACTCATGACCATCCATATTATCATATGGTTTGTTCAAATCCATCGTCCCTGCAGATATAACTGTTGTGGATGAACTATAAGTAGCGGGGGTATGAGATGAGGAAACAGCTTTTTTTAAGCATAATCCCGAGATATCTTTAAAAGAACCAGTTGCGATTCTAAATATATCTACGAGCCAACCAATTCCAAATAAACCCATGGTGAGAAGATATAAGATTCCTATTTTAGCTTTTCCAACATAAAAATAATGAGCACCAAAAAAACCGAGAAATATACACAATACAAGTGCAACTGTCTGGTTTTTCCCACTGACGGCAGGAGCCTGTATATAAGGACGGCTGACAGTTTGATTGGGTGTTGGTGTTTGCTGTGGTGCAGAGTAGTAATTATTAATTACGGTACTATTGGTTTGGTTATTTAATATGGTGTCAGGGGTGTTTCGCGGTAACTCACAACCACAGTATTCACAAAATTTCCCATTTCCTTCAGCTCCACAATTTGGACATTTCATAATATATTCCTCTTTTCTTTAGATTAATTCCATAACTCCTATATTCGGTTGAAAAAATATAACATAATTATCAACCTGTGTGCATACACCGTATTTATTTGTGTAGTATGTTAGGCTGTCATTTAAAAACTCTTCGGTAACTCCAAGATATTCTGCCGTTTCAAATAGGTTTTGACAGTTGTGTAAATATGCATCAATGATACCACGCAAACCGACTTGGTTGTTGTATGCCCAGATTCTACCGCGTAATTCCTGCTTGCGATTCTCAGCACTGGACTGGTCAATGATTTCACCGACAGCAGTGTAGTGATGTCCAAGCTCTTCGGCAAGGACACATGCTTTTTCGGTAGAATTTTTAAGATTTTTACTCAATGCGATCGTATTATTACAATACAGACCGCTGATCCGATCGCTTTTAAAAGAATGATTATCTATAATTTCTATACCATCCTTGCAGGCTTCGTCTTGCAATTCTTCATATGTATTCAATTAAAACACCTCCCGCTCCAGTATATTCTTATAGGTGTCCTGAAATCTGGACAACTACTTTCTTTTGGTTTTTACAAATTCAGCAAATGCTTTTATTTCGTCAAGTTCTTCCTCAGTATACTCGTCACCGTCGAAGTGGGCGGCAATGGTTAATGGTTCTTCATCTGGTTCATCCCAACCCATAAGTTCTCGGGGAGATACTTTTAATGCTTTTGCAAATTCTCGTATTTTTGACTCTGCGAGGTCGACCTCTCCTTTTTCGATTTTGGCAATGGATGATCTGTCTTTATATCCAGTTAATTCTGCCAATGTATCTTGAGACATTTTTAATTCAGTCCTTTTTGATTTTATGTTTTTATATAGCGGTAACATAAGCAGAACTCCTTTCATTAATTAATTTGTATTATCATAATACCACTTTGTGTAAAATAATTCAACAAAATTATTAAAAAGTGTTGACATAAATTCACATCAATGATATAGTGAATTTAGTTCACGGAAAGGAGGCGATAAAGAAGTGGCGAATGTAGAACTGCTCAAAGAGAAAATAAGTAATTCTGGAATGACAGTTACAGCAATAGCTGATAAATCAGGTATATTGCGTGAAACTCTCTATAACAGAATGAAAAGTGGTAATTTTTATGCATCTGAAATTACTGCATTAACAAGGGTATTGCATCTCACCCGGAAAGAACGAGATGAAATTTTTTTGCCTTAATAAGTGAATTAAATTCACAAAAAAGAAAGAAGGGCGATGGGAAGTGACGGAGATAGAAAAGTTATCACAAGTAAAATTCAATAATATGCATCGGGCATATTGCGAAGCAAAAAAGAATGATTGTCCAAATTGTCCTCTTAGAGTGTACTGCTTTATTTCACCGAGAGAACGAACAGACCAACTGATGATAGACGTTATTCAATTTATGTTGGAGGAATTAAATCCGGATGTTGATGTGAATACGTTACCAGATTTTTACACGAGTGTGAAAATGGTTTGCCCGGCAGAAATACATTTTAAAGGGGCAGTAGGATATGAGCAGATCTTTAAAAGTGGAGCAAAATCATAAACCCACCGATGGAAAGCTATTTAATAGTTACTTAAGTAAGGACATTCATCAGTATTATTTTCCATTCCGTTGCACCGGAATTTAGGCGAACTGTCCTTTAATGAACAAGTTGAGTATTTCCAAACGGGTTTTCCGCTTGATAACTCATAGTAATCAGTAATGGTTGTTAGTTGCTTTGCATAGCGGTAGCAAGAAAAAGTATGTTTTTCTGTTTTCATAATCCCCCATTCTCGGTGGGTAAAGATATTTTAACATAAAAAACATACAGATTCCAAGAATAGGAATAGTTAAAGAAGAGAGATAAGAAGAGTGAAAGAAGTAGATGAACTTATTAAAAAACTTGCAATTCATATCAGTGAAATTATTTCATCTGGTAAAGAGCGAGAGGGAGAAGTTTCAGATAAGACAAAGGCTCTCGCAGCGTTGATATCTGTAAGAGCCGAGTTTCCGGTAAACGAAGCAGAAATAAAAAACGATTTGAAGTCTACTGAGGAGTTAGCAGATATCGTCTTAGAGCATCTTCGGAATATTCCAGAATGCCAGAAGAGCATAGAGTTGTCATCGTCTGAGCTATTCCGAGATAAACAGACACCTTAATGGCATTGGTCAAAAGCAATGCTTCATCTTCGGTAATTTGACGATCTAAACCACCAGCTAGCATTTCGAGGATTGGCTGTAAATTGTTCTTGATTAAATTGTCGGAAGTTTTCATTGCGTACTGAATTATTAAGTCATCCATAGTAATAAATCTCCTTTGGGATTGATACTCGGACGCGGCAACGTCCTGTGAGGAGATTGTACCACAGATGGAGAAATAAAGAAATGTAACGAGAAAGGAGAAATATGAGCGAAGCAGAAGAGTTAGAAAAACTGTGTAAGCCGGTAGTCGACTGGTTGAAAAAGAACCATGATCCGCATACCGAGGTACATATAACCGTAGATCACATTGATCTGATGGAGAGTGTGATCGGGATTCCGGTAGAGTAGGAGGTGGTTGAATGGTTTACCCTAAACAGGTTATGAGAGCAACAGAGCTTGAAAAAATGGGATTTCCGCGTGAGTACTTGCTTTATGCATACCGTAGAAAAGGACAAAACTATGCGTGGAAAGCGACTCCGGCGAGAAACAGTCCGATTTTGTTTGACACAGAGGTCTTTGAAAAGTGGAGACTTAGAACAACAGGAGCGGGGAGGTGATAGTGTGTGAGACGTTTATCTAAAATCATCATGGCAACCGGTGGAATCATATCAATGCTTGCCATGTGCTGTCTCGACAGCGACGGCATTTACATGTACTACGCCGGAGCAGTCTGTATCCTTGGTGGATTTATCGCCGGAGCTGGATACGGGTTGAGAGTTCTGTCGGAGCGCAGAAGAGAGATGCAGATCGAGATGTTTTGTTTTCATCAGGCGGACAAGCTGGATGGGGATATGGTGTTGATCGATTGCAGTGACAGTACGAAGGAGGCAAGGTAGTGACAAATGCACAATGTTTAAGCGAGAAAGAGAATCCCAAAGTAGAGGATATGGCTGTTGGCATGATTATTGCGAAAGTGGGACTTGATTTCAATATCGAAGTTGATGCTGAAAGCTATGTGCCAATTTATCATCAGATGAAAGGATGGTTACTTAGTGAAAAAGAAAAATAGCACCCTGAACTTTGGCGAGCGCAGGTGCTATTTCAATCGTGGAAATACCTAGTATTTCTGCGTTTATTGTAACACTGAAATTGAGGTTGTGTCAATGTATGAGAAACAATGCAAACGCTGTGGCTGTTCCATGGACCCGGGCGAAGGTCGTAACGGAGTGTGTGATGACTGCATAACCGGTGAGACGGAACGGCAGAAGCGCGAAAAACAGATTGAGCGGATGGTCCGGGCAACGGATTGGACGCAGATGGAAATGGAGGAATTTATAAGTGTCAAAAATTAAGTTGTGCAGTAAGGATGAGGAAAATCTTATTGAAGAGTTGCAGCATTTGAGTGAGGTTTTAGAAGAAATCGGCGTTGAGGGAGTGGCAGCGATTGTCTGTACATCCAACGGAGATATAAGAAGCAGGTTTTGTCTCAATACTGAGACAGAATTATCCATCATGATTGAGAACGATGGGGACAAAGTGACAAGAGAATACAGATATTAAAGGAGATCAAGCATGAGTAATATTACAAAAATTAAAATCAAAAATCTTTTCGGAATCAGAGAGTATGAGGCAGATGGAAGTTCTTTGGAGCTGTCCGGTAAAAATGGTACGGGCAAGAGTTCTGTGCTGGATGCAATTAAGTACGCGCTTACCAATAAGAGTGATCGCGACTATATCGTACATAAGGGAGAGAACGAGGGCGAGATTATCGTTGAAACGGATACCGGACTTTCCATTGATCGTAAGGTCAGAATAGGAAAGGCACCTTATAAGTCAGTGAAAAGAGATGGTTTAGAGGTAGGAAGTCCAGAAGCGTTTTTAAAGGAATTATTCACACCGTTGCAGTTGAACCCTATCGAGTTTATGAACATGGATAAAAAGCAGCAGAATGCGATCATCCTTGATATGATTGAGTATCCATGGGATATGAACAAAATCAAGGAGTGGTTCGGGGAGATTCCGGCGTGGGTTTCTTACGATCAGAACATTCTTTCTGTGCTGAATGATATTCAGGCAGAGAACGGCGATTATTATCAGAACCGCCGTAATATTGACCGCGATATCAGAAATAAAAAAGCTTTTGTGGAAGAGATCGCAAATGGTATCCCAGTTGGATATGACGTTGAAAAATGGGAAAAGGCAAGCGCCGGAGATATTTATCGTCAGATCGAGCGTATGCAGAAAGAAAATCAGACCATCGAGAGAGCAAAACTGTTGAGAGACAGTCGCGATAGTAAGATTAGAAAGTTTGATGCTGATCGTGAGATTGAGATCACAGCACTGGATCGTGAAATTGCTAACCGCGCAAACCAGATTGATAAATCCATTGCATCTTTAAATGAACAGATCAGAGCTTATGAGACGGAAAAAGAACAGCTTGCATCTAAGAAATCAGATAAGTTGGAAGTCATCGAACAGACTTACAAAGCGAATGTGGCACGTTTCGATGCAGAGATCGCCGAGTATGCAGAATATGTAGACAAGCAGCCACAGGATGTGACAGCATTGCAGGAGCAGGCACAGGAGATTGAAAAAATGCAGTCTCATATCAATGAATATAAAAGAATGCTCCGTCTGCAGAGCGAAATTGAGGAAATGCAGGCACAGTCACAGGAGCTTACAGATAAGATTGAAAAAGCGAGAACGCTTCCGGGAGAAATCCTTACGAACTGTACGATTCCGATCGCTGGTCTGACGGTAGAAAATGGAACGCCATTGATTAACGGTCTGCCGGTATCGAACCTGTCAGAGGGAGAAAAACTGGATCTCTGCATTGATGTGGCAATTCAGAACCCGAACGGTTTAAATATCATCCTGATCGATGGAGTGGAGAAACTTGCAACAGATCTGCGTGAAAAACTGTATCAGAAATGCAAAAACAAAGGGTTGCAGTTTATTGCGACCAGAACAACAGATGATGACACAATGACGGTAGTTACATTATAGGAGGTATGGCATGGATAATATAGTATCAGTAGGACAGCAGACGGCAGTTGCACCTAAGACATCACAGACAGAAATGATGGTAAACAGACAGACACAGGAAGTTCAGGGCGCCATCTTTATGGCTAAGAAGTTTCCCAGAGATGAATATGAAGCAATAGAAAAGATAAGAAGGAGTTGTCAGAGAGCCACGTTAGCAGAACAGGCAATTTATTCATATCCAAGAGGCGGGCAGAATGTCAGCGGACCATCGGTCCGTCTGGCGGAGTCATTAGCTCAGAACTGGGGAAACATCGACTATGGAATTATCGAGTTAGAGCAGAAAGACGGAAAATCAGAAATGATGGCATATGCGTGGGATTTAGAGACAAATACCCGTGTGACAAAGATTTTCGGTGTTGAGCATAAAAGAGATACAAGAAATGGATCGTATGCGCTTACTGACAGCAGGGATATTTATGAGGCTACCGCAAACTTCGGTGCAAGAAGAATGAGAGCCTGCATACTTGGAGTTATTCCGGGAGACGTTGTAGATATGGCTGTTAATGAATGTAAAGAAACACAGAAAAAAAGCTATGGAGAACTTCCGAGCCAGGAGAAGATCAACAAGATTGAAAAGCTGTTTAAAAAAGATTTTGGAGTTACAAAAGAACAGATCGAAAAATATGCAGGACGGAACATGGGAGATTTTGGTGCTGACGAGTGTACCGACTTATGGGGAGTATACACAGCTTTGAAAAACGGACAGGCAAAGGTAGAGGATTATTTCCCTGTTGAAAAAGAAGTGCCAGATCCATTCGCAGATTCCAGGCAGGCACAAATCGCAAAAGAAGCATCGGAGGTATTTGATAATGTTATTAACGAGTGAGAATTATTACAGCCGTGAGGCAAATGAAGAGTATTTATCTGTCAGCCAGTATAAAGATTTTATGGGTACATACGGCAAGCCCGGCTGTGAAGAATATGCCCTTGCAAAGTTAAATGGTACATGGGTGGAGGCTATGGAAGACTCCACAGCATTGATGGTCGGTTCTTATGTAGATGCACATTTTGAGGGAACGCTTGATTTATTCAAAGCGCAGCATCCATGCATGTTTAAAAAGGATGGAAATCTGAAAGCCGAGTATGTAAAGGCAAATGAGATGATTAACAGATGTGAAAGGGATGCACTGTTTATGCAGTACATGAGTGGCAAAAAACAGGTCATCATGACAGCGGATATGTTTGGTGCAAAGTGGAAAATCAAAATTGACAGTTACCATCCAGGCAAATGCATTGTGGATCTGAAAACCTGTCAGAGTATTACCAAGGAATTTTATCATCCAGATACAGGACACCTTAATTTCCTTGCAGAATGGGGTTATTACATTCAGGGCGCAGTTTATCAGAAAGTTGTTGAAATCAATACTGGAAAGAAACTTCCATTTTTTATTGCAGCAGTCTCAAAAGAAAAAGAGGCTGATATACAGGTGATCGCTGTGGAACAGAGCCTGCTTGATGAAGCACTTACAGAGGTTGAGCACAACGTATCAACAATCCTTATGCTGAAAAGTGGAGCAGTAGAGCCGATGCGTTGTGAACATTGTGATTACTGCAAGCATACGAAAGTATTGGATAGACCTATCTGGTCAAGCGAATTGATCGGGGAGGTGTAGATGAAAGATTCTATTGTTATTGATATGAAATATGCCGGGTATGACATGATCGACGGCACGCCGAACGTGCACAGGCATCATATCTTTGAGGGGACAGCGAACCGCCGGTTATCGGACGAAGATGGTCTGTGGGTGCCGTTATCCTATGAGCATCATGAGGGAAACATGAGTGTGCACCGCAATAAGGAAATGAGTGCATTAATGCACATCATCGGTCAGCTTGCGTGGGAAAAGCACTATATCGTAGAACATGAGGATGTGAACGAGGATGATGCCAGGGACACATTTCGGAAGAGATATGGAAAAAGTTATTTGTAGGGTTGAAACACCTTAAGAAACAATTCGTGTGAAAAATAATATATCACAGTATTATTGAGAGCCATGATCTCCGGTGCCGATGGGTGCCGGAGGGAAAGGAGAAGATATTGAATCAGTTAGAGATTTTTAAGAATAGAGAGTTTGGAGAGATCCGAACAGTAACGGTAGATGGAGAACCGTGGTTTGTTGCGAAAGACATTGCGGAAATTTTGCAATATACAAATACACAAAAAGCCATCAGAGATCATGTTGACGAAGAGGATAAGCTGACCGAACGAATCGTTCTGTCAGGTCAAAACCGGGAAGTTATTTGTATTAATGAATCGGGACTTTACAGTTTGATTCTTTCAAGCAAAATGCCAGGAGCAAAGCGTTTCAAACGTTGGGTGACATCGGAAGTGCTGCCACAGATCAGAAGAACCGGCACCTATCAAAAACCGATGACGCCACAGGAAATGATGCGTGTACAGCTTGGTATGATCGATGGACATGAAGAGAGAATCACACATCTTGAAAATACTATGACCATTGATTATGAACAGCAGCAGGAATTAAAGAAAACTGTAAATAAAAGAGTGATTGAGGTTCTTGGTGGTAAAAAAGCACTGGCGTATAAGGAAATGAGCAAAAAGGTGTTTTCTGAGTGTAATCATGATATTCAGGATTATTTCAGAGTCAATTCCAGAAACAATATTCCAACCAAGAGATACCAGGAAGCTGTTGAATATGTCGAAGGATGGAATCCAAGTAATAATACAATCCTTGAAATAAGAAGCTGTAATGTGGGAATGGGTGGTGTCAATGGAGTATAAATTTACGATTCCCGGACGGTTGGATGGTCTGAATGATTACACAGCCGCCAACCGGACGAATCCCCGTAAGGGCGGACGGATGAAAAAGAAAAGCGAGGATTCTATCATCTGGTATATAAGGCAGCAACTTCCCGGTGTACATATTACGGATCCGGTTCTGATCTACTATCAGTTTTATGAAAAAGACCGCCGCAGGGATAATGATAACATTTTGTCCTGCGCCGCCAAGTTCGTGCAGGACAGCTTGAAAAAAGCATGGGTAATCAAAGATGATGGTCAGAAATATATACCGCATTTTTACTTTGATACGGACGTGGATAAGGACAATCCAAGAATTGAAGTGACCATTACGGAACTTACACAGGCGCAGGCAAAAATGTCACTGAGAGAGCTTCTTAAGGACTTGGAAACGGGGTGATGTCTTGACGGATGAAAAGAGCAGCTTTGTCCTGTATGCGGAGTATCTGGAACATATAAAACTGCTTACGATGGAACAGCGCGGAGCACTCCTGACGGCAGTATTGTGTTACGCGTCAGGGGATGAACTGCCGGAAATGGACGGCATGACCAATATGGCATTCAGCTTTATCAAATCAAGGATAGATCGTGACACTGCCGCATATTTAGAGAAGATTGAGAAACGTCGGGAAGCCGGAAAACTTGGCGGCAGACCAAAAACAAAAGATATTTCACAAAAACAAGAGAAAGCAAAAAAAGCAAATGGTTTTTCTGAAAAGCAAAATAACCCTGTTACTGATAATGTTAATGTTACTGTAAATGTTAATGATAATAATAAAAATACTTTGGCGGATGCCAAAGCGTTGTTCGAACGTCTGTGGAAAGTATATCCGAACAAAAAAGGCAAAGGACAGGTATCGGATACCCAAAAGAAACGGCTACTTGCAATCGGGGAAGATAGGCTTGTTAAAGCGATTGACCGCTACAGTCTTGAATTGCAGAAGGACGCCGACTGGAGGAAAGCGCAGTATGGGAGCACATTTTTTAACAGTGGCTATGTAGATTATCTGGATGAGAACTATGTGCCTGGCAAAGCAACAGAGCATAAGGGCAAAAGCAATGCTTTTAGTAATATTAATCATCGTCAGTATGACTATGACGAATTAGAAAAACAGGTGCTAAATTCACAACCGGGAGGTGGTTGAAGTGAATATGACGGAGGGAGAAATTTGCAGGCAGTACCGCAGCGCAAAGGACAGAGCAAGCCAGCTGCAGATTTTAGCAGATTTAAATTGTGTGCCGCGATTGGAGATCATTAAGATCCTGATGCATAACGGTGAACAGGTGCGGTTGCCACTTGCGGCAAAAGGTAAGAAAAGAACAACGGAGCTGACGGACGAAGAGTACACGGCGGCACTGTTTAGACGGTTGGATGTACTTGATCGGGAAATTTCCAAGAGGGAAAGAGAATATCGGGAGATCGTGGCCGTGATGAAAGGAGCAGGGAGATATAAATGTGGAAAGAAGGTAAGAAACGCCGCGCAATTATCGGAAAAATGAATAATAACTTGTCAATGCCGACAAAGCACCCGGACCAGGATGCGTTGAAAAGATTCAGAGAAGTACCGTATCAGTTGCGGTACGGGAAGGAGAAGAAAGATGCTGAATAAAGAGAAGTATGCCAAGGAGATCGCAGAAATTGCCTGTGATGGATATAAAGTAGCTATCGTTCATGGAAAACCGAAATCATGTGGAAAATGCATTGATTGTGATTTTTATGGTTGTAACGATTGTACAAAAAAATTAATGGATTGGGCTGATAACGAATATGGCAAGCCGCCTGTTGATTGGAGTAAAGTTCCTGTTGACACACCGATTTATGTTAGATGCTGCAGCAGCGACGAATGGGAGAAAAAACATTTTGCTAAATTCGAGAACAATTATGTGTATGCGTGGAGCGATGGCAAAACATCATGGAGCACCACTAATGGATCTACAATAATATGGGAGCATGCCAAACTGGCAGAGAGTGAGGACCAGAATGGAAATGAGCAGAATTAAAAACCGGATAACTGAATCATTAACAGAAGCCTGTGGATATTCTCCACTAACAAAAGTGGTTTCAGAGGAAGAAATCAACAGGATTTTGAAGCAGGAAAGCGGATGGATTCCAGTAAGTGAGAGACTGCCGGAAGAATCTCTTAATAGTGTAATTGGATGGGATACATATCGAAACCGTTGTTGCTTTGTACAATATTTGGGAGGACGGTTTGTCCTCGGTGATGATATTGATAGTGTAAATGTCACAGCCTGGATGCCACAGCCGGAGCCGTACCAGGAAAGTGAGGAAAGTCATGATTGAGTGTATAAGAACTGCGGCACGGGATAGTAAAACGGAACGCATTAAAGTTTCCTGCTTAGATATTATCGTAACAATGATAGGAAAAAAGCCATATTACGAAATCAAGTACAAGGAAATCGGAGAGGACTATTATCATGTTGGCTACAGTTCCTATCAGCTAGAAAATGTTTTAGCTTGGAAGGATGAGTGCTTTGAGATTGTGAAAGAATGCAGACCGCAGACCAATGCAGACCGGATCCGGAGCATGACGGATGAGGAACTGGCACTGGCGGTTATGTGTCCGGCAGATATCACGGGCGGCGACACTAAATGCGATCAGTATCATAACTGTAGAAAATGTACGTTGGACTGGTTACAGAGAGAAAGTGAGGAATGACAGTTGGGAGACGTAATAAAACATGTGTCTAAAGATGATCTGTGTCCATTCTGTAGAAAAAGGAAATCAACTTTGTTGTGTGACATGCCTGTAAATACAATTATTACACATGCACGGGGAAGTGGATTTAAAAGTTATACCATGACCTGTGATAAGAAAATCTGCACGGAATGCACCACAAGAGTGAACGGGTTTGATTTCTGCCCGAATTGTGTGAAGAGGATCAAGATAACACCGAAGGGAGTGAAAGAGTGATGGAGAATAGATATTTATGCCGTGGAAAGCGGATTGATAATGGCGAATGGGTGGAAGGATGTTATGTGCTCATAGACAACCACTGCTACATATATACAGGTTCTTTGTGTAATGGCGGTTTATATGTTGTTGCCGAAAGATTTGAAATCCAGATTGATACATTATGCCAGTGTACCGGATATGAGGGAATCTATGAGAATGATATCTTCCGGTATGAAGATGAAGATTTCGTTATCAAATGGTCAGATGATTCATTGAGTTGGGAAGCCGTATCCATATTTACTGCTGAAAGCGTTTCCTTGGCAGAGTTCAATCCGGATTATATAGATGTCATTGGAAACGAGGTTGACAATCCGGAACTGTTGGAGGTGTAGTCATGAATGAGAGCAAGGCAATAAAAATAATCAAGCAGGAAATGGGCTGGGAAAGTAAAAGCAGTACACTTAGAGCTTTTGAGGAAGCGATCAAGGCACTGGAAGAAGTTCAGCAGTACCGTGCAATCAGCACGACAGAAGAGTGCCGGGCGGCGATGGGGAAACAGACAGCGAAGCGACCGAGAATTATGGGAAACGCAATGATTTGCCCATCATGCCCAAGATGTTTTAAAAGTGCTAGTCCCACATATTGCCCGAGTTGCGGTCAAATGATTGATTGGGGGAATGAAGAATGAACAAAGAACTTAAACCATGCCCGTTCTGCGGCGGAAAAGCAATGTTCTTTACCATTGTAAATAAGTCATCACATTCGGATGTTGGAGTAATGTTCAAAATCAAATGTATGAAATGCGGAACAGAACTTCCAAAAAGCTATGAATGTGAGATGTATATGGATCAGGACGGTGGAATCAGAACAGGAAAAGACGAGCGAACAAAAGCAACTACAGATTGGAACAGGAGGGCAAACAATGAGACTGATTGATGCGGATGCATTGGTAAAACGACTAGAAAAAAGTCATGAATATCACGCAAAAACAAGCAGAGAGGAAGTTTTACTTTTCCGTGATATCAGAATTATAAATGAACAGCCGACCGCCTACGACCTAGACAAGGTTGTAGAGCAGTTGAAAGAATTTCAGGGTGAAATGGAGCAATTCAGTTGTGATGGAATATTGACGGATATGATCGAGATTGTGAAAAGAGGTGGAGTAGATGCCGATTAAACCGATTTTATTCAATACCGATATGGTTCGGGCGATTCTGGACGGGAGAAAGAGTTGTACCCGGCGTATATGCAAAGATGCAAATGAGTATACCGTGCCGGATATGGAATTTTACAATGCCGACAAGAGAACTTATGCAGTACATAACTTTGCTGATAAGGAGCAGATGGAACAGTTAAGTACGGCGGAGAGAACCTGTCCTATCTGTACGGGCGATATCCTGTATGTTCGTGAAACATGGAAAGAGGCACCGAAAGGATACTATTACTACGAAGATTGGCAGAAAGATGATATTGCCGATGTTACAAAGTGGAAACCATCCATCCACATGCCGAAAGAAGCCGCACGTATCTGGCTTAAGGTTACGAATGTGAGGGTGGAGCGGTTGCAAGAGATCACGGAAGTGCAAGCACAAGCTGAAGGATGCAATAGCGGATTGCTTACCGGGGCGTGTACCGCAAGAGGACAATTTGAAGACTTGTGGAACTCCACCGTCAAGAAATCTGACCTTGACCGCTACGGTTGGGATGCATCACCGTGGGTGTGGGTTATCGAATTTGAGCGGTGCGAGAAACTGGAAGAATAAATTGAAAGGAGTAAGAGGTTTGCTGGCCAGCGTGAAAGAGCTCTTTACTCCGAGAGAAAATGGAATCAGTAAAAGAACGTATGGAGCGAATCGGAGCATACGAAAAGATAGCATCTTTTATGCAGAAAGAGAAGCAACCATATGAATTTAAAAGAAAATATGCTCAAATACGAGCAGAAGAGTTTGCAACCGAATGTGATGGTCGAGGATTAAGTTATCATGTTTCAGTCGGTGGTCTTGACAGTATAGTCTTATACTTGTTTTTGCATGAGGTATGCGGAATTGACGCACCAGGAGTCAGCGCATCTACACTGGAAGACAAGAGCATACAGAGAGTGCATAAAGCACTTGGAATCATCAATGTGCCGCCATTAAAGCGAGAAGACGGTACCTATTGGACGAAACCGAAAGTCATACAGGAATTTGGTTTTCCGGTCATTTCCAAAGAAGTGGCAGCCAAGATAGAGTTACTGCAAAATCCGTCTGAGAAGAATAAGACGGTGCGTCATGCGATTATTACGGGTGAAACCGGAGAATATGGCGGATGGCAAAAGAACTCTAAAATGCAGTTAAAACAGAGGTGGTTAAAGCTGTTCGGTGGATATGAAAACGAAAATGAAGGATGTAATTATCAGAAACCAGATTTTCTCGTATCGTCCAAGTGTTGCTATTACCTTAAAGAGAAAAACTGTGATAACTGGGGAAAAGAGCATAACAGTGTTCCGTATCTGGGACTTATGGCATCCGAGGGCGGCAGACGTGCCAAAAGCCTGCGGATGAACGGATGTAATTATTTTGGAGCATCTACGATCAGATCAGCACCATTCGCAATCTTCCATAGGCAGGACATTTTAAAGCTTGCACTGGAAATGGATGAGTTGTGGAAAGGAGAACTGAAAGAAAAATATCATGAGAAGCTTTTGAAAGAAGGAAGATTATCTCAAAGTTTTGAAATGCCAGACAGCATTATCCCGGAGATCTACGGAACGATTGAGAAAAAGCCAGATGGGACGCTTTACACAACTAAGGCACAGCGTACCGGATGCAGTATGTGCGGCTTCGGAATCCACATGGAGAAACGGCCGCATCGGTTTGATCTATTGCATGAGAGCAATCCAAAAGAGTGGGATTATCTGATGTTCCACATGTGCAGGGATAAAGACGGGAATGATTATGGATGGGCGAAAGTACTTGATTACATTGGAGTTGGATGGGATCCGTCCACAATCGGTGGTAACTGTAAGGGGCAGCTGAAGTTACCATTAGATTTAATGAAATAAAATGAAAAAGGCACCCGAAGGTGCCGATTTCACTACAAATCCAAATAATGAGAAAACATATCTTCGAGATATTCTTCCAGTTCATCTTCGGATTCGACATTTGGGGCAATAATTTCCCAATCATCAAAGAAATCGAACATGATGATCACCTCCTCGCTAAAAAATTAGTAAAGGAGTTTAAGAAATTTATTTTAACCCTTGCAAATTAAATTTCGCATTACAATTATAATATAAAACGTGGGAAAAATCAATAGAAATAATTAATTGACGAGAAAGGAGCCGGGACCTATCCGGATAAAAGGCGCGCCGGGTTCCTGTGAAAAAATGAAAAATAGTGAATTAAAAGAATATTTGAATACATTCTCGGATGATGCACCAATAAGTGTTATTTTGGCAAATCCGAGAAAAAGAAAGAGATATGAAATAACGGGAACATTTTGTGTTAAAGATCTTGGACAACCAGTATTCTATATTGAGGTTGGAAAAGAAGTTGATATGGATGCAGAAGAAATTGCAGCCTGTGAAGAAAGTGAACGCAATGCGGATGATTTGGAAGGTCAGATGGAGATCACAGACTTTCCGGAGGTGCTGCCATGATAAACGGAGAATTGATAGTAGATAACTTTGCCGGTGGGGGCGGCGCTTCCACTGGTATAGAAATGGCAACCGGATACAGTGTTGATATAGCCATCAACCATGATCCAGAAGCTATCAAGATGCACAAGGCGAACCATCCGAATACGAAGCATTACTGTGAAAACGTGTGGGCGGTCGATCCGGTAAAAGCGTGCAACGGGCATCCGGTCGGACTTGCCTGGTTCTCGCCGGACTGCAAACATTTTAGCAAGGCGAAAGGCGGGAAACCAAAGGATAAAAACATTCGTGGTCTTGCATGGGTAGCATTACGATGGGCTGGACTTGTAAGACCACGGGTGATCATGTTGGAAAATGTGGAAGAGTTCAAAACATGGGGACCATTGAACAGAGGGCACCATCCGATCAAGGCAAAGCAGGGAAAAACATTTGAAAAGTTTGTACAGCAGCTAAATGATCTGGGGTACACTGTAGAATTTAAAGAACTGATTGCTGCCGATTATGGCGCACCGACCATGCGAAAAAGATTTTTTATGATTGCCCGGTGTGATGGTAAGCCAATCGTCTGGCCGGAGCCGACACATGCACCCGCGGACAGTGAGAAAGTAAAAGCCGGATTACTGGAACCTTATGTTGGAGCGTATACACAGATCGATTTCAGTCGCCCTTGTCCAAGCATTTTTGACACTTCCGAAGAAATCAAAGAAAAATACGGCATCCGGGCGGTACGTCCACTTGCATCAAAGACGCTGGATAGGATTGCCAAGGGATTGAAAAAATTCGTTTTGGATAATCCAGAGCCTTTTATCATTCAGTGTAATCACGGTGGTGAGCGGAGACCGAACGATATTCGAGAGCCAATGCCTACCATAACCGGAAAGCACGGATATGGGATTGTGGAGCCATATATGGTACAGATCGGGCAGACAGGATTTGCAAAAGACCGAAGTAAGGATGTTAGAGAGCCGCTTACAACGATTGTGAGCAAAAATGAGCATTGTCTGATTGAACCAACGCTTGCACCATACATGGGAACGAATACGACAAATCATCCGGGCGGAAATTGCAAAGATCCGATACACACAATTACAACTGGCAATCAGCAATGTCTTATTAGTCCTACGTTGATTCAGTACCATTCAGAAACTTCAAAAGATGGAGTAAGAGGGCAGGCTATAAAAGATCCGATCATGACAGTTGACAGCTCAAATAGATATGGGCTGGTCGCATCGTTTCTGCATAAGTACTATGACGGAGGATATAAAGGTGCTGGGGAAACAGTAGAAAATCCGCTTCCGACAGTGACCGCATGGGATCATAACAGCGTTGTTACTGCGAATCTGATTCAGATGAACAATCATTGTGACGGAAAAGATATCAGACAGCCATTACCAACGATCACGGCTGGTGACGGACACTTTGGAGAGGTCAGAGCGTTTCTGATTAAATACTATGGACAGGGAACAGGGCAGGATATCAAAGATCCGCTTGATACAGTCACAGCACAGGATCGCTTTGGACTTGTGACCATCAACGGCACTGATTACCAGATTGTGGATATTGGACTGCGGATGCTGGAGCCAAGGGAGTTATATGGATGTCAGGGATTTCCGGACGATTACATAATCGACCATGATTACACCGGCAAGACATATCCGAGAAGCGAACAGGTGCGAAGATGCGGCAATGCAGTATGTCCGCCAATACCTGCAGCACTGGTCAGAGCAAATTTGCCAGAATTGTGTGTTGCAGAGCGGATGCCAAATATGCAGATAGAAGCAGAGCAGACCGGACAGCTCCGGTTTGCGTAAACCTTAAATTTTTCGGAGGTGTTGCCATGAATTTATTTGAAAAAGTAAAATGCAAAGGCTTTTATAAGCCATTTAAAGACGGAAGATGGCTGTATCTCGACAGGAAAACATTAACTGCTGATGCAATGGACAATAATCTGGCAGATGGAAACAATGATGGCACTGTCGAAAAAAATGTTGAATATATCGAGAAAACTTATTTCAAACACGTTGATAAGAATTTCACAGGTGTAATTGTTGGATATAAGGATATTGTCATCAAAGGCTATCTTGATGCGATTTATGAAGATGAATGTGATGTAGGTATCGGAGTCATTCCAGAAGCGTTTTATGTATCGAAAAGAGCAAAAGAAACGGTAAAATGTGCTGTTGTTTATTATGCGAACAATTTAAAACATTATGTTCCATTGGAAGATTTGGAGGTGCTGTCATGATACAGACAGCAGAAGATAAAGTGAAAGAGTACTGCCAGTGCATCCGCAGAGAAATAGAACACTGGAAAGTTATCAATCAGAACGGGTGTAATGATCCGTTCTGGTCCGATGGATGCAACATGAATCTGACACGGAATCATATCATTTATTATCAGTCAAAGATCCACGAGATCTGCACAGAAAATCAGTTGCCATTACCGGAGGAATGTTATTTTTCCATACCGCCGGAAGTGGATAATAATTATATGGCGAATCTTAAGCAGAAACCACGGGTGGAGAGATTGCGTCAGTTAGGGAGGATCATGACTGGACGCATTTACCAGTACGACGAGAACCAGATGAGTTTATTTTAGAACCAGATAACAAAACCAAGAAGAGAGGAATGGTCATCTCATGAAAAATATAATAATGGATTTCGGTTTCTATTATGAAATAGCCAAAAAGAAAATCAAATTAAAATTATGGTCAGCCGAGTACTCAAAAGGATATTTATATTTTTTCCTGAACAATGTCGCAGATGTGACGGAAGAACAGTATAACGAGTACTCAAAGATGATCGATGAACTTTGAGAAAGAGAGGGGAAACAATGTGTAATTGCATGGATGAGGTATTGGAAAAAATGTGTGGGATGGAAAACATCGAACAGGTATTACCACCTATCGAGGTTATATCCGAAAGAGCGTACTTAGAATTTACAGTAAAAGAAAAAGGTAAGAAGAGAGAGCGAAAGCTGCCGGTATTACTGTCACGGTGCCCGTTCTGTGGCGAGCCGTATGATGAGAAAAAGAAATCTTGATGGAGGTAGATCATGAAAAAGGAAACTTATAACAGCCATTATAACCGCAACACTCCTGATCGCCGGATGCAGTGACACAGCAAATGTCAGTGCGGGACAGGAAAACACAATGGTACTGGTGGAAAGTGGACAAGAATATCTTATTTATGCAGATAATGACACAGGAGTGATGTATTTATATATCACAATAAGTACGGGCGGCTGTCTTACCGTTATGCTCAATGCTGATAGTACACCGAAGATCTGGCAGAGAGAGGAATAGGAAAAGAAAGTTTTAAGGGGGAATGTGCGTGGATGAAAAAGAAATATACGAGATCTGCATGGGTGTGGACAGTATTATAGCTGACAAACTGACAGAATCAATCGTTATTGGTACCAGTTATGACATGCTGGAAGCGCACTACGGCATTCTCCCGATCAGCAGGCGGAGTTTTTACCGCAGAAGGGGGACTGCACAAAGGCTGATACGGCAGAGAATGGTACATTTGGTAGAAGAAAAGAACGGACAGTTTAGAATGGAGTGGTAGATATTTCCATTGACATAAAAGAACACACGTTCTACTATGAAGCTATAATATATGAAAGGACGGAAAGTGTATGGTAAAAAAGAAAGATGAGATATATCATTTTATTATAGCTTATATGAAAGAAAATTTGATTTCTCCTACAGTGAGAGAAATATGCGATGGTGTTGGTCTGAAATCGACATCATCAGTGTATTCGCATCTTAAAACTCTGCAAAAGCAAAATCTTATAACTATGAGAGAAGGGGAACCTAGAACAATAAGACCAGTGGGATATGAAATAGTAAGAATTCCAGATGAAACAGAATAAATATTCGGAAGGGAGGAATAGAAACCTCTCTTTTTCTATGCTTAAATTTGGCACAAATCCTCTGATTACCTGCCTTATAATTATGATATGAGGAAAGGACTATGCCATGTATAAAACACAGAGAAATTACGAAAATGCACAGAGGATGTTATTTGACGGAGTGGGACAGTATGACATACCGGAGATAGAGCCTATACAATTTGATAATGCGGAGTTTATCGGATTCAACTATGCCAGAAGCGCAAAAGAACCGGAGAATAAGGCAGTACACTTCTTCCTGGACGATTACCAATTTACCAGAGTATGGACAGACCCAGATAGATACATTCCGATGTTGCAGCGATTTAAGTTCGTGCTAACGCCGGATTTTAGCCTGTATACGGATTTTCCGAAGTCGTTACAGATATATAACCATTACCGTAAACACTGGCTCGGTGTGTACTGGCAGATGCATGGTATTAATGTCATCCCTACGATTTGTTGGAGCGACCAGAAGTCGTTCGAATGGTGTTTTGATGGAGAACCTACACAAAGTGTTGTTGCGGTTTCATCTGTTGGAACGCAGAACAGCGCAGAAAAGAAGCAATGCTTTCTTGATGGATACTTTGAGATGGTAAAAAGGTTAGAACCTACCCAGATTATTTTTTATGGCAGAGTACCGGACGAGTGTAAGGGAAATATCGTACATATCAAGCAGTTTAGTGAGAAGTGGCATGAGGCGGAGGTGGCACAGTGGTAGTGAATTTACAATTTTTTGGTGGACGTGGTAGCACAAGTGGGTTGGCGTTGACAGAGAAGCAGGCGAAAAAAATCGAGGATAGTGCGCAGATGAAAGATACAATGTTAAATGGTGCGAGACTGGGAGCAAAGTTTTATGAATATACCGACTCTAACGGGAAAAAACATTCTGGAGAAACAGGCGCCGGAGCACAGGGAGGAACGTACAGAAGCGAATACAGCGATGAAGTTGCAAGATATGCCCAAAGGAGTACACGAAGTCTTGAAAACGAGTTGCAGCAATTAAAGTCAAAATTAAATGATCAATATCAAAGATTTGCAAGAAGTGCTGCGAGTAAGAGTGCATCGCGAGTACAAGGTTTTGCTGATGCTGACAGAAGAATAAAAATGATAAATCAGGTATTAAGAAGGCGAAGAAACAAAAAATAAATGGGTGGCAGAGGGGCAAGTAGTGGATTAAGCGATAAAGGTAAGAAGTATGGCAGTGAATATAAAACACTATATCAGACTGGAAATATAAAATTTGTTAGTTATAACAATGGATCAGCTACAGCACCAATGGAAACCATGACAGATGGGCGAGTGTATGCAGTTGTAAATACCAAGAATGAAATAAAAAGTATCTCATATTACGATAAAAACAAGAAGCGGTATAAGCAAATTGATACAGGGCATTTACACAATGTGAACGGAAAAAAGATTGATCTGCATACACATAAGGGATATATACATGACGAAAAGGGAACGTATGAGGTAAGTCCAAAAGAAAGAAAAATGATTGAAAGAGTGCAGAGGGCATGGTATTATCATATTAACAGGTAGTAGTTTAGGAAGGAGAACACACAGCAATGTGAGGCTCCGGTGGTCAATCCGGGCACCTGTAAAAAGATACCATGTCCTTGATGGATGCGGTATCTTTTTTTATTGCCATGAAAGGAGATGATCGGTTGGCAGCAAAGAAAAATCCATTAGCTGATAAAGCATATGAACTGTATAAGAGTGGCATGAAGTTGGTGGACATTGCTGACCAGCTTGGGAAACCGGAAGGAACAATCCGCAGATGGAAAAATACATATGACTGGGATAACGAACGTTCGGATTGTAAAGCGAACGAAAACGAACGTCCAAGACGAACGAAAGATAAGAAAAACGGGAAGAAGTTGACGCCAAAGCAGGAAGCATTTGCTGCTGAATATATTAAGAACGGTGGAAACGCTACGCGAGCAGCAAAGGATGCGGGATATGCAGAAGCGAGAGCAGCTATCACAGGATGCGAGAATGTAAGGAAAAGTAATATTTCGGAAAGTATCGCCGAGCAGATGGAGCGTATCGAGAAAGAACAGCACCGTGACATTATGAGTCTTGCAGAAATACAGGAACGCAGAAGCATGATAGCAAAAGGAGTGTTGAGGGATGGAGAGGGATATACACCGGAGTTCAAAGATCAGCTTAAGGCAATGGACGGACTGGAAAAAGCACTGACGATAGCAGAAAAGCAGAGAATTGAACGAGAGGAGAAGGAGAAACGCGAGAAAGCACCATTGTGGACAGTACCCATTACTGATATTACATCAGATTTTGTAGAGATCTACCGAACAGTGCATGAAGCATTTGCTGGGGAAGTAGATGTGCATGAGATTGTATCTAAGGGCGGTCGTGGCTCTATCAAGTCCAACTTCTGGGGAGACCTGGCATACGAGACCATCCGGCAGGATCCACAGGCACATATTGTATATACCAGACGATACAAGGTTGACTTGCGTGGATCTGTTTATAACCAGTTCATGAAGACTGTGATCCGGTACAATGATCTGGATAACTGGGATTTCAAACAGTCTCCTATGTGCGCGGTGTATAAGCCGACCGGACAGACGGTTATGTTCGTGGGAGCGGATAAGCCTATCAGTTTGAAGTCGTTTAACGTGCCTTTTGGATATGTAAAGATGTTAATTCATGAAGAGTGTGACGAGATGGCAGGCGTGGAGCAGATGGATAACATCGAGGATACCTTCCTCCGATCAGATACGCCAGCATTAGATATTAAGATATTTAATCCGCCAAAATCCAAGAACAATTTCATGAATGAGTATGTGGAAGAGTGCCGGAATAAGCCACAGACAAGAATTTGCCACAGCTATTATTACAATGTCCCGGTCAAGTGGCTTGGTAAACGATTCTTTGAACGTGCAGAATGGTTCAAGGCACATAAGCCGCTATATTACCGTAACAACTATATGGGCGAAGTAACCGGTACCGGCGGCGGTATCTTTGATAATGTGGAAGAGCGGACCATCACGGATGCAGAAATTGAAAATATGCCATTTTTTTATCATGGTCTGGACTTTGGATTTGAGCACCCGCAAACATTCGAGGTTGCCTACTATGACGAAGACACAGATACATTGTATTGCGTGTCGGAGGTATTTGCCAAGCGGTGCAAGAACAGCGCATTTGCCCGAAAGATTAAGGAATACATTACAGAAGAGATCATATGTGACTCGGCGCGCCCGGATGCCATTGCAGAGCTGCAGGACTGGGGATTTAATGCGATTGGTGCCAAAAAGCGTTGGGGTTCTGGTAAGGGAAGAGATTACTGTTGGGAATGGTTACAGCAGACCGCCAAGATCGTGGTTGATCCGGAACGATGCCCGCACCTTGCACATGAGCTTACAACCTTGGAGCATGAGCAGTTGGCAGATGGCAGCTTTTCGGACGCTTACCCGAAGATTGGTGAGGACTGTACAATGGCACTGATCTACGGATTGAACCGCGTGATTATGGAGAGTCGCCGCAACAATGGACTTTATGATGATGAGATAGACGAAGATGAGGAGGAAGAGGACGATGGAGAATATGAAGATTAATGTTCTCGGAACAGAATACAAAATTGAGACACACAAAGTATCAGAGGATAAGTATCTGGAAGAAAATAGCTTAGCCGGTTATTGTGGCGAAGAGAGCAAATTGATTGTTGTTGCGGATATGTCAGAAGAAAAATACTTTGACCTGAGTGAAGAAGAACAGAAGTCATACAGGAAAAAGACGTTGCGCCATGAAATTGTGCATGCATTTTTGAACGAGAGTGGATTATCAGATTCTTCAAACCAGTATAATGGCGGTTGGGCAAAAAATGAAGAAATGGTAGATTGGCTTGCTATTCAGTGGCACAAGATAGATGAAGTATATAAACAGCTTGGCATTTAAGGCGGTGGTTGCATGAGATATTATGTTGTGGTGGATAAAGATACAAGAGAAGTGATTGCGTGTATTTCAGATTCCGGCAAGGATAATATTCTCCGGAAAGACGTTGATTTAAAAGCATATGACGGTACAGAACCAGTATTTACAAAGACAGATAATGGAGTATTACTGAAAGATAATGCATTTACTATGAAATTGTAGGGTGGTGACATATGAACATATTCACACGAGTAAAGGAGTTTATCATGAATTTATTCAAAATAAGTGCAGAGAAAGAATTTAATGTTGATATTATTTCTTCTGATCTGATGGAGATGGCACAGATCGAGTGGCAGAACATCATTAAGGGTAGACCGTACTGGATGAGCAAGAACGTGCGCACAATCAATTTTGCAAAGTTTCTCTGCTATTACACCAGCAAAAAGACCTGTCTGGATCTCAATGTGACAATCAGTGGCAGCGACAGGGCGGATTATATCAATCAGTGCATTGGTGCAATGATCCAGAAATCCATCCGGGATAAGGTAGAGGATGCCTGCGGCGCGGGCGGCATTATTCTTAAGCCGAGCGGCACATATAATCCGGCGGGAGCAATCGACTATGTAATGCCAGGCAGCTTTGCAGTGACAGAGAAGAACAGCAACGGGGATATCCTTGGGGTTATATTTATTGACCGGCAGATTAAGGGAGATGATTACTATACCAGATTGGAGTATCAGCACTTTACATCTTCGATCTCTGACGATGGAGAAGGAGTTGGAAGAACATACACCATTGAGAATAAGGCTTTCAGATCAAAGGGCAGCGACAGTCTGGGGCGCAGCATTGCATTGGCAGATGTACCGGAGTGGAAGAATATACCGGAATCAGTCACAATCTCCAATGTGGAAAAGCCATTGTTTGGGTATTTCAAGATGCCGTATAACAACACCATTGACTATACATCACCGGAGGGCGTGGCAGTGTTTGCAAATTGTATCGAGGAACTGCGCAATCTGGATGTAGCTTGGAGCAGGAAAGATGATGAAGTCGATGATTCGCAGCATATTACATTTATTGATGAAAATGCATTGATGAAACGCGATAAGAATACTGGAGATAAGGAAAGACTTGAACTTCCAAGATTTGTAAAGGGATTGAGGATGGGGGTTGAAGCTTCTAATACGGTTAATGAACATGTACCAACACTGTTGACAGAACAGAGAGTTGCAGATATTAATTCCATTTTATCTATGATATCATCCAAGGCAGGATTCTCACAGGGGCAGTTTGTTCTTGATCACAAGACAGGGATCGCCACAGCAACGGAGATTGAAAGTGACGACAGTGAGACTGTGGAGACCATCACAGATATGAGGAATGCACTGAAATCTGCGATCAAGGATCTGGTATATGCACTGGACAAATACTGCGATGTATTTTTTAATATGCCGAGCGGGTACGTCAACGTACTGGATGAAAGTGTAGCGGATGAAGATGTATTTTATTTTAAGGATCTGCTGGCATCGTTTGAACAGGATCGAACCAGAGCATATCAGCTTATGATGAACGGTGTATACAGTAAACGAAAATACCTCAAAGAATATGAGGGATTTAATGATAAAGAGATTGACGAGATGTTTGCGGAGTGTGACGAAGAAAATGCAGGGGAGGACAAAGGCGGACTGTACGGGGAGGAATAAAGATGGTATTAAAAATAATCATGCTCTTATTTTGTGTTTCATTTATAGAAGAAATGGATAAGGCAAGGAAAAAGAAAAAAATATGTGACACAATTTACTGGGGATTTTTAATGGTAAGTGCGGCGATTGCAGTATGGGGGATGTAAATGAGGTACGACAGGACCGTTGGAAACGTAAATATAAGGCTTGATACAAGCAGAATTGACGGAAATCTTAGACGCGCACAGGATAAACTGGACATGCAGGTCTTGAATGACATGATTCCATATATGCCGTTTCAACAGGGATCTATGGTAGGAGCGACGAATATTATTGAACCTGGATTGATTGAGACGAATGTGCCATATGCGCATTATCAGTATATGGGAGAATTGTATCTGACAGAGGATGGAAGATCATGGGCGCGCAGCGGAGAAAAGAAATATCCAACTGGCAGGCCATTGCACTACGATGCGAACGGGCATCCGAAAGCTACGGATCATTGGTTTGAGAGAGCGAAGGAAACACATGGTCAGGAATGGGTTGATTTGGTTAAGAGAGAGGTAGGAAGAGGATAATGTTAACGCCGGATTTTTTTTACGGAAAATCAGATAAACTGATAGAAATGTATCAGGAACTGGAAGATTGGATTATCAGTGATATAGCAATGCGTTTGATAAAATCCGGGGAAATGTCTGGCACTACTGATCGGGAACTTTGGAAACTCCAGCAGATGGGATTGCATCATACTGAAATTGTAAAAAGAATTTCAAAAATGACAGGAAAGAGCAGGGACGAAGTGCGGCGTTTATTGCGTGATAGTGTTATGACATCATTCTCTGATGATGCAGAGGTTTTAAAACGGCTTGGAGATGTTCAAACACCTTTGCAAAATAATGCAGCCATCATGGCAATGAATGCCGAAATGATGAAAACATTCGGAGAATTGAATAACCTTACGCGGACAACTATGTTGCAGACGCAGAGAGATTTACTCAATATGCTGAATGAGGTAGATTATCGTGTGGCATCTGGTATGCAGTCGTATAGCAGTGCAATATGTGAAGTGCTTGACAGATATGCACAGAGCGGCGTTGTGATTGATTATCCAACGGGTGCCAGGCGTTCTTTAGAAGCGGCAGTGCGTTGTTGTGTTGTTACTTCTATGAATCAGACGGCTGCTCAGGTAACTAATCAATACATAGCGCAAAAAGGAATAGAGTATGTTCTTGTATCGGCACATATGGGAGCACGGCATAGCAAAAAGTTCCCGGATGGAATACCATCACACGATCATTGGCAGGGAAAAGTATATAAAATCGTCGGGAGTGATAAAGACACACCAAATCTGTTAGATGCAACCGGATACACCGTAGATCCAAAGACAGGACAGGGAAGAGTTGTAGATCCTCTTGGACTGCATGGATATAATTGCAGGCATTCCCATAAGCCGTGGGATAAGTCTCTGCGAAATCCTTATGTTGATGCAGATGGAAATCCTAAAATTAATGTGCACGAAAGCCAGGAATTGTATGAGAAACAACAGCAGCAGAGATCAATGGAGCGTGCTATTCGGCAGACCAAGCGCGAATTACTGACAAAACAGGCAGAGTTAAGCGGCATAGCAGAGACTGATGTAAAAGATATGTTGCAGCCACAATATGATAAACTTGCTTATAAACTGCGGATACAGAATCAACAGTATAAGCAATTCTGTGCGGATAATGGATTGCAGACGCAGGCTGATAGAATTAAGGTGGCAGGATTTAAGGAAAAACAGTCTGCGGTGGCAAACGGCAGGGCAACGGCTTATAGCAATTCTGTCAAAGTTCCGATGGAAAAAGCGAAGAATGTGGGATATACTAAAAGAACAAGGGAAGAGTTTGAACAGACTGCACAGCAGATAAAGAATGAAATAACGCAGTACTCTGACAGACCGTCGAAATGGAGTGGAAATATAAAAGTTGATAACACGCTGATAGAGGAACAAACGCTAGGGAGAAAGGAATGGTCATGCGATATTTCACTTGTGGATACGGTTGACGATGGGGTAGTGTGGCACGAGATGCTCCATTCTTGTTCTGCAAGCTATTATAAACCAGAGGTATATAGTGCAAACGAGTATATCGAAGAGGCAACAGTTGAATGGCTTAAGCAGCAAATATGCACGGAAAAGAATATTATAAATTTGCCGGCTTACGAAGATAAAACGATAGTCTTGCAGACACTGAATGAAAGTTTTTTATTTGGAACAGATATGGAATTTGCAAAGGAAATATTTAACGTTCCACTTCCGGAACGGTATCAATGGTTGGAAAATAGAGTAGATGAATGTCTAAGACAAGTCAGAGCTTCATTTGAAGATTATAACGAGGTTATGGGATTTGTTGAAAGGCTGAAAGGTGGTAGAAATGGCGGACATTAAAGGTCTTATAAAAAAAATAGAAGAGTATAATAAAAAATATATGATTACTGAAAATTCAAGCGAAGCGGATAAATTGATTGCAAAAATGCACGAGAAAAAATACACAAAAGAAGAATATTTCGAGGTAGAAGAGGAAGTAAAAGCTTTTATGCAATCAGATGCATCCGAAGCAGATAAGCAAAAAGTAATGGGTTATACAGAATCATTATCTATGCTTTGTGCAGCGATCAGAGAGGGCAGACTTGATATTTAGAAGCAATATATCATTCTTTTATTTTGGCACAAATTATATCCCAATATGAGTTATTATAATATTGCCAGATGGGTTTCACTTATTCATTCTGAGCCTCCTTTCATGTAATACAGCACATGGCACCTTGAAATACAGGTGCTTTTTGTGCGCTTAAAAAATGGCACAAATCTTTTTCAATCTCATGATACAATTAAGGCATGAGGTAAAAGATATGGAAAACATAGAGAAAATGATCGACGAAAAAAAGAAACAGATGGCGGAGTCATTGAAAAAAGGAAATTCGGTAGAAATCCATGCTTCTAAAGACGGAATCAAGGTATATGAGGTAAGGAAAAAGAAAGTTTGATAATTGGCGCATAGAAATGGCTATGTGTAACAGCTAAAAGGAGCTGACTTCTTAGAAAAATCTAAGAGGTTGGCTCTTTTTGTTTTTGGGAAATAGTTCAACAGGAAGAATAAAAACAAAAGATGTGGGTTCAAATCCCGCTTTCCCGACTGCCAGCTATGGATCAAATAGCAACTCATTCGTGCCGGGCTGACCGGATTAACAACTTTTAAGAAAGAGAGGAACTCGTAAATGAATATTATCGACAAATTGAAAACTCTTGGCGTTGAGGTTACGCCAGAGATCGAAAAGGCTTTTCCTGGGGAATTTGTATCGGATCTGGAAGTACAGAAGAAAAACGAAAAGATTACAACCTTGGAAAATGAGAAAAAAGAGCTTGAAACCAAACAGGAGAACCTTGAAAAGGAACTGCAGACCCTGAAAGATGCCGCCCCGGATGCTGATGCGCTGAATCAGAAAATTGCTGATTTGACCGCGACGCTCGAGAATGAGCGTAAGGAACGCAAGGAAAAGGATGAGGTTGCAAGACTCGACAGCCTTGTGACAGATTTCTTTGCAGATAAGCATTTTGTTAATGCTATTACAGCGGATGCAATCAAGAAACAGCTTGTTGAAACCCTTAATTCGGATGAAGCGAGAGGAAAGAGCGTTTCTGATCTGTTCGATGCAATCGTAAAGGATGAGAAGGGCAATTACAAGCCGGATATCCTCATTGACGACAAAACATTCCAGGCGCAACAGAAGCGTAGCCAGATTGTCGGGAATAACATCAACCAGCCAGACGGAGCAAAACTGTCTATGGCTGAACTTATGAAAATGAAAAATCAGAACCCGGATATGGATATCACACCATATCTGAGACGAGGAAAGGAGAAATAATAAATGGCATTATTTGACTTAGTAAATTTTAATGGCGAAGTATTCGATGCTGCTGTGCGTGAGACACCGAACCTTCGTCTGAATGAATTGCTTCATTGTGGCGCTATTGTGGAGCGCGGGGAGTATGCTTCCATGCTGCCGGATCAGAAGGGCGGTAATTTTATCACAACTCTGATCAAAGAGCGTTTGTCCGGAAAGACCGTGAACTATGACGGTAAGACAAACATTACGGCAGAGGAGCGCGGAAACTATTCTATGGGGCGTATCGTTGTTGGACGTGCGCAGGGATGGATGGAAAAGGACTTTGTTTCCGACATTTCCGGTGACGATTATTCTGCAGCAGCGGGAGAGGTTGCAGAATTCTGGGATGATGTAGACCAGGATACGCTTCTTAGCATCCTTAAAGGCGTGTTCTCTATGGCTACCGGAGAGGGAAAGAACTTTGTAACAAAGCACACCTACGACATTTCCGCAAATGAGGACGGTACTTTTGGTGCCACAACACTCAACACCGGTATGCAGGCAGCGCTTGGTGATAAGAAAGCAAACTTTGCGCTTGTTATTATGCATTCCCGCACCGCCACTATTTTGGAGAACCTTAATCTCTTAGAGTATATGAAGTACACAGACGGAAACGGAATCGAAAGAAACCTTCCGCTGGCAACCTTAAACGGCAGAATCGTGCTTGTAGACGATACTATGCCGACAGAGGAAGTCAAAGAATCTTCTCCGGGCAAAGGAGACGGATATACAAAATATACTACCTATGTTCTTGGAAACGGGGCAATTGAGTTTACAAACTGTGGTGTAAAGGTTCCATCCGAGATGGATCGTGATCCGGCAAAAAACGGTGGAGAAACAACTCTGTATACAAGACAGAGAAAAGTGTTCGCCCCATACGGCGTTTCTTGGAAGAATACAAGCATCGTATCTCCAACAGCTGATGAACTGGAAACAGGAACAAACTGGGAGATTGCGCACAACAATTCTTCTGATAAGAATGCTACTTATCCTATCAAGGCGATCAATATTATGAGAATCATCACCAGAGGGTAGCAGGAAGGGGATTTCTGATGGGATATACCACATTTGATTTCTATAAAGAAAAATACTATGGGGATTCTATCGAGGAATCCCTTTTCCCCAAGTGGGAAGATCGTGCATCTGACAAGTTGAATCAGTTGACCTACGGGCATATTGATGATGCTGGCAAGGAAGAATTTGACGAGAAAATTCAGAAAGCCACCTGTGCATTGGCTGATCTGCTCTATCAGATAGATTTCAAGACCAGTCATGCCAGTGACGAAAAGGGCGGCAATGTGAAGTCAATGTCCTCTGGTGGTCGGTCGATCAGCTTTGGAAGTAATGAAACACTTATTGATAAGGTGCTTGGGGATAAGGTAGCGCAGAGCCGGTTGTGTTATGACACGGTATGTGAATACCTGTCCGGCACCGGATTATTGTATGCGGGGGTGTGATGATGCTTTTGAAAAGATTATTCTGCAAACACAAGATGATGCCGTATGGATATGTTGATGTGCATATTGGTGGAAATCATTACCAGCGCAAACATATTTGGAAGTGCGTTAAATGCGGTAAGGAGCGTGGCTTGTAATGGGATTCTTTGATAACAAGACTGTCACACTATTCAATCGCTCATTCAACGCGGAAACCGAAGAGGAAACATATTATCCGACCCTGCTCGAGGGTGTAGACCTTGTGGAAACCAAGGGAGCAAATGTCTCCAAGAGCGGCATGGACAGCGCGGATGCAGTGAAACTGTATGTTGATTTTGGCAATATTGCCAAACCATACCTTCCCCCGAAAGAGTGGGAAAACATGCCGGACAAATGCAAACAGTACTTTTTGACATTTAATCCGGCACAGGATTTCTTTATCAAGGGGGATCATACGGGTACAATACTGCCGAAAAATGACGCCTATCAATGGCTGTTCGATCACTGTGACGATTGCTACAAAGTAACAACGATTGATAAATACGAGGATATTTTATCTCATTTTGAAGTTGGAGGCGTATAAATGGCAGAACCAGAAAAACTTACCATCCGGGATGCAGAGAACGCACAGAAAGGCATTCTTGCACTTGCTCTGGCATACCCGGACTATCCAAAGCTGTTTAAGGCTGACAATACGACGATAAGATGGAACTCCATCAGGGCGGATAGATCCATTGGATTATTCCCTATACAGGGGGCGGTATATTTGAAAAAGTATGTCAGTGGCAGCTATGTGGCGCAGATGCCTTTTCAGATACTTTATAAGTGTTCACCGACTACCAACAGGGCGAGTATTGAAGCACAGGAGATGTTGAATAACCTTGCGGCATGGATGGAAGAGAGCGGAATTGAGTTTAAAGATCCACATCTGACATTACAGTCAATTACGAGGACATCCCCGGTATATGGTGGCGAGCAGGATGAAAAAACGGTTGTGTATGCCATTAATATACAGCTGAAGTATTTTTATAAAAAATAACAGGAGGAAGATACATGAAAACGAATTTACAGTTTTTCGCAGAAGATCGTACCAACATGGTGTCATTACTTGATATTGGTACTCTCATCGGCAGCACAGCCAAGATCGTAGAGATGGGCGATGGCTACAAAGAGATCACAGAGGACTGGGGACCGAATACAGAGTCAACCCAGTACGTCAACATGAAAAACGCAAATAACACGGTAAAGGGATATGAGTTTTCGACAACACCGGAGCGTGATTATATGTCTGACGATATGCAGACTGCAATCGATACGATGTTCAAGTTATTCCCGACCGGAAAGCAGTGTGAGACATATTATTACAGATATTACAAAACAGACATTACAAAAGGCACAGGCGATTGTATCCGCGTACCTGTCACGGTATGTCCGTCAAGTACTGGTGGATCTGGCGGTGACACACTGACATCTTCCATTCAGATCAACGGCAATGGAGCAGTAGAACTTGGAACAATCACAATTGGTTCAGATGGCGCATTCACATGGGCGCCGAAAGTATCCAATACATCTGGAAAATAATAAGCGGTGTTAATTACAAATTAGCATAATCGGGTGGGTTTCTTTTAGTCCTGCCCGATTTCTGAAAGGATGGTAATTTATGGAAGAATTAGTATTAGACAGTGGTGTCAGAAAAATTGCAATTAAAAATGAGGACGGGGATGTCATTACCGTGTTGAGCATCAATGTCGCAGATGCCGACACAGCCGAGCGATTCGGACAGGTCATCAACAAACTGGAAAGAATCTCCGAGAACTGTGAGAAAGAGGCGGCAGCATGGAAGAAAGAACATGCACAGGATGAGGTAGATTCTGACAACGTTGATGTTGAGTCGGTTTTACAGGCAAACAGAATCCGGGTGAAGTACCTGAAACAGATTGCAGCAGAGATCGACGGTCTGTTCGGGGAAGACACAGTAAAAAACGTGTATGGAGATTTCACGCCGGATGAGACGGCACTGGTGGAATTTGTCGAGAAGATCATCCCGGTCATGAATAAACTCTTCGGCAAGCGTTACGAGATGACCAGAAAACGCTATAACTCCGGCAGAAAAGGAGCGCGGGCATGATTAACGTCATGCTCGATCCGCTGCCTGAGGAATGGAACGGGTACAAGGTCAATACATCATTTCGTATCGGCATACAGGTATTCCTTGTGCAGTATGACAAAGAACTGAATGAGTATGAGAAGAGTGATGCACTGATCTATCTGCTGTTCGATGAACGCGAGCACCCGGATGGGGATGAACTTCGTCAGTGTGTGGAGTGGTTTCTAAATGGCTGGTTTCATGACAAGCCGGGAACATCAAAGGATAACCGCAGGCTGGTAGATTACGACGTTGACCAGTGGCGTATCTATGCAGATTTCCGGCAGATATATGGGATCGATCTCTCCTTGGATGATATGCACTGGTGGATGTTCAATGGTCTGCTCTGGAATATGCCTTATAAACAGTCATCATTCCAACAGGTCATAGAGATTCGCAGGAAGAAAATCACATCCAAGATGGGAAAAGAAGAGAGACAGGCGATTAAAGACGCACAGGAAATGTATGCCTTAGAACAGCCGGAAGAAAAGAAAGAGTATACCGAGGATGAGAAAACAAAGATTGACGAATACGATCAGATGATGGCAGAGATCAGGGCAAAGAAGAAAGCAGAAAAGGAACTGGGATTAGTTTAGGGAGTGAGGATTGCATATGGCTGGTGGATATGATGGAGAAATCAGAATAAGGACATTAATTGAAAATGGAGATGCATCCAGCAGTCTGTTGCAGTTAGAAGCAAGGTTTCAGAAATTGACGCGGGAATCACAGCGTCTTACCGATCAGATGCGGCAGATGGAACAGATGAGGATTCCGACAGAAGAGTATCAGCAAGTACAAGATCAGCTTAATAAAGACAATGCGGCTTTAGATAAATTATTAGAGCGTATGGAACGTTTTAAAGCTGTTGGCGGTAAAACAGATAGTCGTACATTTAAAAATATGCAGTATGACGCAGAACAATTATCGGAATCGATACGGTATGCCAACGGAGAGTTGCAGGCAATGAGAAATACCGGTACTGCCTATGTTGATCCCAAAAGCACAACAGAATATCAGCAGAAAGCAGAGCGTTTAAGAGATGTAAATAGCCAGATGGAGATTTTAAATCAGCGGATGAATGAAGTTGCGGACAGAGAAGCCAGAGCCGGAAACACGGGCGAGCAGAGTCTTAGCAAAACACAAAAAGCTGCTGAAAAGGCAAAGACAGCGATTGCCGGCATGATTCCGACGGTCGGAAAAGCAAAAAGTGCTTTATCTTCGGTTGGTAGTGCTGCAAAAAGAGTTTTCGATAGTATTTTTAATCATACCAAGAAATCAGGCGGAATGATTGAAAAATTTGGTAAACGAGTAAAGAAAATTGCTCTAACAATATTGGTGTTTCAGTGGGTTTCAAAAGCGTTCCGGGCGATGATTGATAGTATTAAGTCGGGAATCCAGAATTACGCAAAGTATTCCGGTGACTTCAATCAGAAAATGTCAGAACTTAAAACATCGGCAACGAATTTAAAAAATGCGATCGGTGCAGCAGCAGTCCCGATTGTCAGTGCATTGGCACCGGCTTTAACAACACTCTGCAACTGGCTTACCAAAGCGGTCAACCTTTTAAATCAGTTGTTTTCTGCACTTTCTGGAAAAGGTACATGGAGTAAAGCGAAGAACCAACAGGTAGACTATGCAAAATCCTTAAATGGCACTGCGAATGCCGCTAAGAAAGCGAAGGGTGCATTGCAGGGATTTGATGAACTGAATGTTATCAGTTCAAATGATTCTGGCAGTGGCGGCGGAAACGGAACTGCAGGTGTGTCATATGAAGATATGCCGATATCAGACAATATTAAAAAGATAAAAGATATACTATCCGGTGAGGATTGGACAGAACTCGGAAAAATCATTGCAGATAAGCTCAACAGTGCAATGAAAAGTATTCCGTGGGATTCTATCCAGGCAGAAGCAGAAAAGACAGGAAAACGAATTGGTACGTTGATAAATGGGTTCGTAAGTGAATTTGACTGGAATTTATTAGGATATACACTTGCGCAGGGAATTAATACAGCACTTATATTTTTGAATACATTCTTAGAAACAGTTGACTGGACAAAACTGGGATCCGGACTGGCTACTGGAATAAACGGTTTGGTAGATAATTTGGACTGGAGTCTGTTGGGGACAACGATCAGCAATGGTTTGAATGCGGCTATTGATACAGCATATGGATTTGTTTCGACACTCGATTGGGGAAAAATGGGGCAGAGCGTAGGACAGGCATTGTCAAATGCAATCCAGAATATCAAGTGGACGGAGTTCGGAGAAACGATCGGAACTGCGGTCACAGGGTTACTCGCATTTTTGGATGAAATAATAAAAAATACAGACTGGAAAGCCTTGGGACAGGGGATCATTGATGCCATTGGAGGATTTTTTGAAACGCTTGACTGGGGAGTTATCGGAGATACATTATCAAGCGCACTGGCGGGATTATGTGATTTTCTTAGTGGTGTAATTGATGAGATTGATTGGAGCGGGATACCAACATACATAGCGCAAAGCATAGCGGATTTATTGAAAGGATTTGACTGGGCGAGTGCAATGGAGAGTGTTGCAGAACTTCTTTTCCAGGCATTAAAGGCCGCTATTGAGTTACAGGATAGTATTTGGGACTTACTCGAAAGCGCTTGGGATAATGTAAAGGATTACTTCAATGACTACATTAAAGAGGCTGGTGGAAATGTAATCGAGGGACTCTATAACGGAATACTGGATGCATTGAAAAATGTTGGAACATGGATTGTAGAAAATATTTTTAACCCATTTATCGAAGGATTCAAGAATGCTTTTGGCATCCATTCCCCATCGACTGTAATGGCAGAAATGGGCGATTATATCATCGAGGGACTTAAAGTTGGATTGACAGGTATGTGGGAAAGAGTGAGTGATATCATTGAAAAATTCAAAGATAATACGAAAAAATCATTTACGGATGTAAAAGACAACGTCATTACCACACTTAATAATATGAAAGAAAAGGTGGAGAATATTTTTCAAAATATGTGGGGCGGAGTCAAAAATATTATCAATACAATGCTTGGCGGCGTAGAGAAAATGGCGAATGGAATGATAAACGGTTTAAACACGATGATAGGTGCTTTGAACGGACTGCAATGGGATATTCCTGATTGGGTACCAATCATAGGTGGAAATAAGTTCGGGTTAAGCATTCCGACAATCAGCAATGTTTCCATCCCACGTCTTGCAAACGGTGGTATCACAACCGGCAGCACTCTCGCAAACATCGGAGAAGCAGGACGCGAAGCAGTACTTCCGCTCGAAAATAACCTGTCTTACATGAAACCGCTTGCAGAAATGATCGCAAGTGAGATGAAAGGTGTACAGACGGTGCGGATCGTAGCAGATGAAGGCAAGATTTTCAAAATTGTAAAGGAAGAGGCAGATGACTATTACCGGAGAACCGGAAGTCCGGCATTTGACTTTTAGGAAAGGAGTGGGAAATGGCATACAGCGGATTTTTAATAAAAGTAGGCAATTACACAGTTCCTTTCCGGTACATAGAAGCAAAGAAATATAAATGTGGGATCAAGGGGCAGGATCTTGATTCCTACCGGGATGCGAACGGAGTATTGCACCGGGAGGCGTTGAGCAACGTCTCAATTAAAACAGAATGGGAAACGCCGGGAGATATAGATGAGAAAGCGTTGCGTGCACTGATGAATAACATCAGATCCCAATATTCCCATGCAATCGAAAAGAAATCGCTTGTTACCGCATGGATGCCGGAAATCGGTAATTATGTAACGATGGACTGTTATATGCCCGACGTGGAGTATCAGATAGATTATGCAGATGAATGGACGGTCCAGTATGGATCATTCCGGCTGGCATTTATCGGATATGGAGGTGTAATTGGATGATTGATTTTAAATATGCTGATTTATTTAAACAGAATAGCGTTGATATTCAGCTTGAAATTATTTCTGATGATGGCAAAATCCATATCACAAACACGGAATTTCATGAGGATGAGTTTGAATTAACGGAAAGCCTGTGTTCACAGTCTGAATTGACTTTTGGTGCCATTGAAGCCGGATCTGTAAAATTCAAGGTATCAAATATTTTTCTTCCAATGAAAGGGAGATGGATGACCATCAGGATGATAATTGACGGGCACACAGATCAACCCTTTTTGATAGGAAGATTCAAAGGTTATTCCGATACGCCGACTGCTGACAGAAAATACCGAGATGTAGTGGCATATGATGCCCTTTATGACATTTTAAATGCAGATGTGGCAGCATGGTATAACACTGTCTTTCCATCCCATAAAGAGCAGCAAAAAGATAAAGATGGAAAAACTACGACTGTTACAGTTTATGATCCGGTCACAATGAAGCAATTCCGGGACAGCTTTTTTAAGCACTTCGGGATTGAGCAGGCTGACATTGATCTTATCAATGACAACATGTCTATTGAAAAAACAGTTGCGGTCACGCCATCCAGTGAGACAAGTTCTGATACAGAGGAATCGAGCACCATAGGCGAATCTATGAGCGGCAAAGAAGTGTTGTCCTGTATTTGTGAGATCAATGGCTGTATGGGGCATATGGGGCGCGACGGGAAGTTTCATTATATATATCTGGAGCAGAATATACAGGGACTTTATCCGAGAAACGATCTTTATCCGGCAGATGATTTGTTCCCAAGAGATCCGAAAAGCAACCGTATCGGGAAGGATTTATATATAACGGCTGAGTATGAAGATTTTCTTGTTAAAACAATCAATAAGTTACAGATCCGGGAGCAGAAGAATGATATCGGCGTGATCGTAGGTACTGGAGACAATGCTTATGTGATCGAGGATAATTTTCTTGTCTATGGAAAAGGCACAAAAGAACTGAAAGGCATTGCAAAAAATATTCTTTCCAAGATTAGAGGGATTGTTTACCGCCCGTTTACAGCGGACTGCAAAGGAAATCCGTGTCTTGAGGTCGGGGATGCAGTGCGGTTGCCGACCAGATATGAACTGATTGAGTCCTATATTCTGAAAAGAACCCTGAAAGGTATACAGGCTTTGCGTGATGATTTGGAAGCGGATGGGGAAGAGTACCGGACAAACAGGGCGAACAGAATACAGAAAAGTATTTTAAAGCTCAAAGGCAAGAGCAATGTGTTGGAGCGAACCATTGAAAAGACACAGAGTACGATCGAGAATAAAGAAGAACAACTGATATCACGGATCACGCAGACCGCAACCGAAATTCGCACAGAAGTTAAAAATACAACGGATGGTTTATCATCGAGAATCACGCAAAATGCGAGCAGTATTACAGCAGAAGTTAAAAGGGCCCAGGGACAGGAAGTTGAACTTGCAGCAGCTATTAAAATTAATGAGGACAAGATTACAGCGGAAGTTACGAGAGCAAGCGAAGCAGAGGGCGTTTTGTCCGGAAAGATAGAGGTAACTGCAACTAAGATACGGTCAGAAGTCAGTGCTTCGTTGAAGGCATGGAATATTGATGGCTATGATATTAATTATTATGGTTTTGGAAAACCCCAAGATACTTACCCTGCATCATCCAAATATAATGGACGCAGTTTTTTAGATCAGGATAGTGGAAAATTGTATGGCTGCGATCCGGATGGCGGAATTAACAGCGGTAAATATAAATGGACATTGATAACCACGCTTAAGCAGCTTTCATCCAATATGTCCAGTGCGATTACGCAGACATCAAAGGGGATCGAAAGCAAAGTTACAAGAGACAGCGTCATTTCAGAAATCAACCAGTCAGCCGAGGGCATAAAAATCAAAGCAAAACTTTTGGAATTAAAAGGCTCTATGGAGATAACTGGCGGGTATGTGCATATTCAGACAGAAGAAAGCACAGCCAATTTGATTGAATTTAAAAGAAGCGGTACATGTGTGCAGATGGGAACAGATGGCTTTAAAACAGTAGAAGGAACACTTGAAAGTCCAAACCATCAATGTGTCGTTCAATATAATCATATCTCACTAAATAAGGGCGGAACAGACACGGACCACTGCATGATTAATCTGGATGGGGATACCGGTGTTGCTGGATTTAGAGGGGGTGTGATTGACGGCTCAGATAAAAGAATGAAAAATACAATTTCAGACTTGGACAAAAAACGATCATCGGAGTTTATTTATTCTTTAAGTGCAAAATCGTATCGTTATAATTTCGAAAAAGATGGGTTCCATCATGGATTTATTGCACAGGATGTTTTGAAAAAAGCGGAAAAAGGGTGGAATATTTGTCCAAAAACGTTTTCAGACAGCAATGGGAAAAAGTATTACGGACTGAAATATACGGAACTGATTGCTGATCTGGTTGCCACAGTGCAGTTGCAGCATGACGAGATAGAACAGTTAAAGGAAAAGGTGGAAAATCTATGATAAATGCAAAAATCCGGGAATTTGAAAACGACATTATAAATTATGCAAATTTGTGTGAGGATGTCCCAATCGAAGCTAAGTACCTAGTGTTTAAGGATATTCTGCAGCAGATTAAGGAAGAAGCAAACAGACATGTTATAGCCGAACGGGAGCAGATGAAGCTTGCAAAGGAAAGGGAGAGTGATGATCATGAATAAAGCGCATATTGATATTAATTGGGAGAATTACCCGAGTGATGAAACACCGCTTAATGAAAGAAACCTCAATAAAATGGATGGCTCGATTGATATCATTGATGATCGTGTAATCACTCTCGATACCACAAAAGCAACCAAGACGGAAGTGGCAACCCTTGTTGCGGATGTGACATTCGAGGAATCGACGGGAATTATCACAATCACGAAAAAGAACGGATCCAAGATTACAATCGACACGCAGATGGAGAAGATCGCGATCAACTTCGATTATAACCCGATTACACAGCAGATTATTTTGACTCTGATCGATGGTACGAAGCAGTACATAGACCTGTCGGCACTGATTACACAGTATGAGTTCCATGATTCTGATACGGTAGCTTTTTATATTGATAAGGATGGAAAAGTGTCTGTCATCGTCAAAGAGGGTAGCATCGAGGAAAAACACTTGGAGCCAAACTATCTTGCGAAAATCAAAGTGGAAGTAGCAAAGGCAGAGTCAAGCCAGCAGGCAGCGGCAATGTCTGAAATAAACGCCAAAGCAAGTGAGAATGCCGCAAAAGCCAGTGAAACAGCGGCAAAAACATCCGAAACCAATGCCAAAGCGTCAGAGACAGCAGCGGCGAAGTCAGCCACGGCGGCAGCAATATCCGAGACTAACGCAAAAGCCAGTGAGACATCCGCCAGTCAGTCTGCAGCCACAGCCACAAGTGAAGCGGCATCTGCCAGCCAGTCCGCCAGTACCGCCATAGATAAAGCCACAATCGCAACGCAGAAAGCAACAGAGATCATCGGTAAAGCCGAATCTGCAGCAGATAGTGCAACCAAAGCACAGAGTTATGCTGTTGGTGGTACAGGAAGCAGAGAGGGCGAGGATTTTGACAATGCCAAGTATTACTATCAGCAGGCAAAAGACATATCAGAAGGACTTAAAGGTGGATTGCAGCCACACGGAACAGTTGCATTTGCAGATCTTCCGGCACTTGCAGATGTTAGCACAGGGTGGATGTTCAATATTTCAGACGAATTTACCACCACGGATGACTTTAAAGAGGGAGCAGGGAATGTAATTCCTGCCGGTGCCAATATTTATAAAACATCAGATGAAAAGTGGGACGTGCTTGCCGGAACTCCGGTAACTGGAATTAAAGGTGTCAACGAAGATTCTTTTCGTCGTGGAAATGTAGTGCTTACGGCAGAAAATGTTGGAGCAGTGTCAACCGGGGGAGATACAGCAGAGAATACCACAGCATTTACAGCAGCACCCGCAAGAGAAAATCTCAAAAGCGGTGAATCCCATGCGACACTGTTCGGAAAGATTGTAAAGTGGTTTTCTGATCTGAAAGAAGTTGCATTTACCGGAAAAATCCCATGGTCTGACGTGACAGGTAAACCGAGTACATACGCACCATCCAGCCATACGCATGATGAACGATATTATACAGAAAGTGAAGTTAATTCTATATATTCTGGTATTATGCAGAATCTTATCAGCGGAGACGAAAATGTGACGACAAAATTATCAAAAAACATTGCAAATGGAGATGCGACGCTTGATAACAGAATAACAGCAGTTGCCAACGCATTAAAAGGATATCTTCCGTTGTCAGGCGGAACGTTAACGGGAAGTTTAGATATTGCATCTGGAAAATATATCCATGGAACACATACAAACGGAACAATTCTTGACATTCTGGGATTAAATAAGAACAATAACTGCCATGTCGGGAATAATACAACTCCGACGTTTCTTCATGGAGCGGGGTATCAATTAGATATATCTGGAGCATTCATTTGTCCGAATGTATCGAACCAGATGTCATGCGGAACAAAAAATAAATTATGGACAACTGTTTTTTCGAAAACAGGCGCTATTAATACCTCTGATCGTACAAAAAAACATAATATTATCGATTTAACGGAAGCGTATGAGCAGCTGTTTTTAAAATTAAAACCGAAGTCATTTATTTTTAACGATGGCGATCGTGTACACATTGGAGCAATCTCACAGGATGTCGAAGATGCTATGCAGGAACTTGGAATTGAACCGAGACAGTTTGCTGGGTTCTGTAAGGATATCCGGTACGAATATACGGAGTACAACGAGGAAGATGGAACTCCTGTGGAATCTTCGAAAGTTCCATGTAAAGATGAAGATGGAAATATCATTTATGATTACGCATTGAGGTATCAGGAATTTATCTTTCTAACAGTTCACATGGTGCAGAAACTTTGGAACCGTGTGGAAATATTAGAAAAAGAAAATGCAGAGATGAGAGATCAGATTAAATCAATGCAGCAGGATATTGCAGAATTGAAAAAAATAAGAGCCTAAGAGCCAATTACATGACCATGCGTTGTGTAGCCGGCTCTTTTAAATAACAAGCCTTCGGGCAGAAAGAGAGGAAAATTTTATGAAATTTGACAAAATCAACATGATCTATGGATTGATCGCAACAATCGGGGCGGCACTATTCGGCGAGTACTGGTTTTTATTTGCCGGATTCCTGATCCTAAATGTGATCGACTATGCAACCGGGTACTGTAAGGCAAGATTCTATAAAAAGAATGAGTCGAGCGCCATCGGTGCAAAGGGCATCTTTAAAAAGGTGTGGTACTGGGTGGTGATCGGACTTGCCTTTTTCATATCGAATTGTTTTATAACAATGGGCGAGGTCATAGGCGTGCAGCTTGACTTTGTGCTGCTGTTTGGATGGTTTACCCTTGCTACATATTTGATTAATGAGGTCCGCAGCATCTTGGAAAATCTGGTAGAGATGAATGTGAATGTGCCGCAGTTTTTAATTGCAGGACTGGATATTACACAGAAATTGTTAGACAGCAAAACAGAAATTAAAGAAAGTGAGGAATAATCATGGCAAATAGAAAAATCGGACAGGCTGGTCTTGCCCTTATCAAACAGTTTGAAGGCTGCCGGTTGGCAGCTTATCAGTGCTCTGCCGGTGTGTGGACGATCGGGTACGGTCACACAGCAGGCGTACATAAAGGAATGAAGATCACACAGGCGCAGGCAGAAGAGTATTTAAAGCATGATGTGGCAAAGTTTGAAAAGTATGTCAACAATCCGTCCTATGTCCCATTTACAGACAAACTTAATCAGAATCAGTTTGATGCACTGGTCAGCTTTGCTTTTAACCTGGGGCAGGGCAACGTGAAAAAGCTGTGTACAGGCAGAGTAATGAATCAGATCCCGTCTGCAATGCAGCAGTACTGTAAGGCTGCCGGTAAAACATTACCGGGATTACAGCGGAGAAGAAAAGCCGAAGCAGCTCTCTATAATAAGAAAGTAAAGAGTTGCACCGGTGCAACCAAGACGGAATATAAAGCCGGTAACTGGTATCGCGTCAAAGAATCTGTTCCGGTCTGCAACGGTTATTACGGCGAGCATGGCAAGTACATTTACTTATCCAACCAGATCAAGACATCCTGTGATAATAAGAGCGGTATCGGATACCTGAGAAAAGGTGCTGACATCAAACCGGTAGATGTCAGAAAGTTCGATGACGGATCTGTGTGGTTCAAGCTAGATGCCACGATCGCATGTCTGGCTGTTGGCGTGGACGGAAAAGTTTATATCGGGTAATAAAAATCTGTAAAAGGAGTATTTTCCTTACTAATATTTTATATTATAATAAGGAAAGAACACGAACTTAATCTTGGTAATGAGAAAGAATAATGTCCGCAAAATGTCCACAAAGGTGTCTCAAAGCACCGGAAATAAAGGAAACGCATCTTGACTTTTAATCAAGTTGTCCGGGGTTCGAATCCCCGATGTCTCATTAGCTAAAAGATTGGAAGTGTTGAAAAATCAACACTTCTTATTTTTGTACATTAAAAAAATTGATTACACTTTGTTTAATTTAGCAAGTATCTTTGGTTGGCTACAGCTTGAGCTTGATTCAAGTCGATTCCCGTTAAGTAATTCTTTTCTGCGACGGTTGGACTATGTCCTAATAATGCAGATGCAATTAGAAGATTACCACCTTTTGAATTAACAAGGGAGGTGGAAACATTTCTTCTAAAGGAATGAGGATCTTTAATGATACCTTTTTCGCTTTTTATACCTAATTTTTGACAAATACCTTGATAAACAAGATAGACAGCTCTATTTGTGATAGGTGAAGTATTTTCCCTATTAGGAAACAGATAGTTGCTATCGGGATATCGTAATTGATATGTTATATTATAGATGGGGATAAAAATATTATTCCATAAAGTTGAATGATTAAAAAAATATGGTAAAATAGAAATAAAAAAGGAGGAGTTTGCCATGAATAAAAAATGGACAAAAAGTTTGTTAATGATACTTTTATGCGTTTGCTGTATGTTTATGTTTAAAAGCATAAAAGTAAATGCAGCAATGACGGATGAGGCAGAAGATTATGAGTTGGAGGAAGTTTATAATGGAACAATAACAAGTCCTTCACCATGGTATACTACACACAGATATTACAAATTTAGTATTTCTAAAAAGTCACATGTTACTTTAAGTGCAACAGTAGATTCCACTACAAATTATGGGATGTGTATATATAATTCAGATGGAAAAATTGTACTGAATGGTAATGATTTGCAATATGAAAGTAATGTAGCGACAGGAAAATTCAAAACTAGTCAGAGCAGGACTTTGCCGAAAGGAATATACTATTTAGATATTACAAAAGGTGGTACAGAAATAAGTACAGTATATTCTTTCAAAATCCAAGCAGAAAAACAGATTAAATTATCTAAAGGAACTATTAGCTCTTTAAAAAATAACAAAAAGGGTCAAATGACAGTTAAGTGTAAATCAGCAGTAAATGCGATTGGTTATAGAATCCAATATTCTACAAATTACAAATTTAAAAAGGGAGTAAAAACTGTATATTCACCAACGACAACTTATACAATAAAAAAATTAGCAAAGGGAAAAAGATATTATGTTAAGGTGTGTCCATATACAGTTTACAATGATGGTACATATGTATTTGGACAGAATTCATATGTAAAGCAAGTATTCATAAAGAAATAGGATGAGATTAAACAAGAGGTTGTTAGAACAAATGTGTCTAACAACCTCTGAATTCATTATATAGAATATGTGATTCCGTCAAGTGTTAGCAAGCAAACTTTCTTTGTGGAAAGCAAGCATTTGACAGAATGATTACACTAAGTAGATGATGTGTTGCAAATGCCCTTTCTATCAGTATTTGAACATCGAGACTTAGGTTCGAATCCCTGATGTCTCATTAACTAAAATACAGCGAAAAGCCAGTAGAACTAAGGCTTTCCGCTATTTTTTTGTAATTTTTGAAGTGGTTTAAAAACATTTTGAACATTTACCATACCCTTTATGGATTGCTTCTTGTTCAGTGAATAAAAAAGGAGGAGCCAGTAAAACGGGGGATGTTTTACTGGCTTTTGTTATGAAAAAAAAGAAACTGTTTTATGTGAAAAAGGTTTATTTCCTTTTGACATTATTTATAGTAAACGAAGTTCATGATGAAATTGTGGTAAATATTTGAAAAAATTGTGAAGCCATAGTAAAGATTCGG